GTCTCCAAGTTTCTGTGTGGGACCCTAGGGGGGCAACGGAGCGTGACAACTAGGCACGTCGGGGGTACACTCGACTGTATGAAGCTGATCACGTTTTGTTGTGTCGGGTGCGAAGAAACGTTCGAGTACGAGTCGAACAGCGGACGTCGGCGCAAGTGGTGTGACGCATGCGCCAACCTGCCACAATCCAAGCGGTACAACTACGCATCTAACCCGTATCCCGTGACGTGCGAGTGTGGCACGACTTTCGTCACCAGAACACACGTACAGTGTAAAGAGTGCCGGGAAAGCATCAGGAACTCTATAAACAAATCGTGTGAAAGATGCACGGCGGTATTCTCAACAGATCGAGAAGATCAGCGATTCTGTTCACGAGAATGTTACCAGCCTGGAGTTAGCAAGCGCTCATGTGAGATCTGTGATACTCCGTTCATCTCAAAAATAACACGCGGTGTGCGTCCCACAACGTGTAGCCGGGTATGCGGTCTTGAGTATAAGCGACGTAGAACCGGTCTTCGTGAGTGTATTGGATGTGGTTATGAGTTCCGAGCAACTTCGCAAGAACACATGTACTGTACGCGTGAGTGCCGCTCACGCCCAACCGTGTGTCAGGTCTATTACCTTAACTGTGAGATGTGCGACGTACTGTTCGTCAGTAGCCGACCTATTCGTAAGTTGTGCGGAGATCTCGACTGTAAAGACGAACAGACTCGTCAGTACATGAACGCGAAGTACGAAGAGTACAAACCGACTCTGATCAAGAACGCACATGTTCGACGTATGCGCATGCTCGAACGCGAGTACGAGGATATCAATCCTGTCACCGTGTACGAGCGTGATGGCTGGGTCTGTCAGGTATGCATGGAACCGGTAAAGCGCGAGAACGTCACAAAACGCGACCCGTACATGGCTTCACTTGACCACGTGATCCCGATTGCGAAAGGTGGGACTCATACGTACGACAATGTCCAGTGCTCCCATTACGTGTGCAACCTCCGAAAGCACGACAGGATGCCAGCATGAGCGAGCCACACCCTCTGACACTGATTCTCGCCGAAGACCCGACACCTTGGGAGGAGTTCACGACACCCGACGGAAGAACCGGGAAGTTCCGACGAGTTTCTAACGGAGATCTCCAGATAATCCCGGATATCACCACTACATACAACACATCGGAATTTACGAGGCTTTATCTGAACGAGGAAGTGCAGACCGTGACAGAACCTCAGCGGGTGGACACCGAGAACGAAGACGGAGTTATCGAGACTCGATGGGTTCTCGATGACGGAACAGAGTCCGAGTTCGGTCCGGTGGAACTCAAGCTTCGCGAAGAGATCGGCGAACTGAAGCTGACGGGTCAGCTCTCGGGAACGCTCGTGTCGGCAGCGTACGCACTCGCGCGTAAGCTAGATCGTGATGCCGGGATGGCAACCGCCGCTGTGGCGCGCGAGCTTCGCGAGTACGTGAAGATGATCGAAGGGGCAGCCGGTGACAGTGACGAGACGCGCGGGCACCGGGATAACCTGTCTACCCCGATTTAGTACCCCGCGTACGAACCGGCCGACGTATGGCCCGAAGGTCGGTATCGTCGCTCAGAATCTCGGCTATACGTTCATGCCATGGCAACAGCATGTGTGTGACGTCGCTCTCGAAGTCGATCCGCGAACCGGATTGCTTGTCTACCGTGAGTGTTGCCTGACGGTCCCCCGTCAGTCCGGTAAGACGGCGCTACTTCTCGCCGTGATGGTTCATCGCGCTCACGCGTTCATCACGGCGAGAGAGCGTAAGCAACGAATCTTGTATGCCGCACAGACGCGCATTGCGGCTCGCGCGAAGTGGGAAGACGAACATCTCGACATCCTTGATCGGTCCCGGTATAAGCGCGACTTCATTGTCAGGAAGCAAATCGGGCAAGAGGCTATCCGCTGGAAGAATGGAAGCCTTCACGGAATCACGTCGAACAAAGAGACAGCCGCTCACGGCGAGACGCTAGACGTCGGTGTCATTGACGAAGCATTCGCTCAGGAAGACTCCCGACTCGAACAAGCGTTTAAGCCCGCAATGGTCACGCGCGATCAGCCTCAGATCTGGATTAACTCGACTGCCGGAACTCACAAGAGTGTGTTTTTGAAGAACAAGGTCGAAGCCGGTCGTACGAACGCGCTCAACGGCGTGACGAAAGGAAGCTGTTACTTCGAGTGGTCAGCGCCGAACGACGCTGATCCGGGCGATCCCGATACGTGGTGGGATTGCATGCCCGCGCTCGGACATACCGTGAACGAAGACGTGATTCGTTTCGAGTATGAGAACATGGATCTTGCCGACTTCCGACGGGCGTATCTCAATCAGTGGGGAGACGAGTTCCCCGATGAGTGGTTGGTCATCGCCGAACACATTTGGAATCGTCAGTATGACGAAGACTCGCGTCCCGTCGGCCGACTCGTGTTCTCGATCGATACGACTCCCGAACGTACTTCGACGTCTATCACGGTGTGTGGCAAGCGCTCAGACGGCTTCTATCACGTCGAAACCGTCGCGCAACGTCCCGGTACCTCATGGGCCGTAGAAGCCTTCAGGAAGCTCTATGAGCTTTGGAAGGGGTATGACTGGCCGGTCATCGTAGTGATTGACTCAGCGAGTGCGGCAGCTTCCTTGATCCCTGCACTCGAAGAGATCGACCCAACCGGCACCGGTCTAATCATCATGAAGACGAAGGCACATGAGTACGTTCAGGCGTGCGGCATGATGTACGACGCTGTTGACGAAGGCACGGTGTATCACTCGGGACAGCCGTCGTTGACGAATGCCGTTGCCGGTGCCACGAAGCGAGTACTCGAAGCCGCATGGGCATGGGCGCGTAAGGGTGTGTCTGTGGACATTACCCCGCTAGTAGGATGTACGCTTGCGCTGTGGGGATTCGTGACGACCAACCCCGATGACGAGTACGATCTACTCGACTCCGTGCGCTGAGGGGATTACGTGGGCATCTGGAAAGACTTCGGCCGTGACCTGATCCGAGCGTTCCGGCCGATGTCTGCCGCTGAGCGCCGATCAATCGACACCCTTCCGTGGATCTCCGGGGGCAGTACTCCCCGGTTGGCCAACACCGACAACCCATTGAGCTTGATCCCGTACTTCGCATGTGTGCGAGTTCTCGCCGAACAGATCAGCGCTCTTCCGATGCAAACGTTCCGGAGAGACGGCGAGATCTCGAAGCGCGCTCCCGACGGTCAACTAGTGCGGAACCCGTCGGCTTCCGTCGATCCGATCACGTGGAAACGTCAGGCGGTCATCTCGCTTGCGATGCGAGGTAACGCGTATGGAATCATCACCGGATTCGACGGATACGGGTACGCAACCGGAGTCGAGTGGATCCATCCCGACGAAGTGTACTGCGACGAAACGAACCCGACTCTTCCTAGGTACTGGTGGGCTTCTACTGTCGGTGGATATGGAGAGATCCCACGGGATCGCATCGTTCACATTGCGTGGTTCGTGCCACCGGGAAAGGTGGTCGGTCTCTCTCCGGTACAGGCGTTCGCCGCATCAATCGGAGTAGGACTGAACGCGACGAACTACGGAGCTACGTGGTTCCGTAACGGTGGTGTTCCACCGTCAACGTTCAAGAACAACGCGAAGACCGTCAGCACCGAGCAAGCCGAAGAGATCACTGATCGACTCGTGGCTTCTCTGCGATCCGGTAAGCCACTCGTGTACGGAAACGATTGGGACTTCAATTCCGTACAGATCAACCCCGAAGAGTCTCAGTTCATCGAAACGATGAAGATGAACGCAACTCAGATCGCCGCAATCTTCGGCATTCCTCCGGAGTGGGTAGGCGGCGAAACCGGCGGATCGCTCACGTACAACAACCCGGAACAGAACGGGTTGCACGTGTACAAGGTCGTTCTTCTCCCGTGGCTCACACTCTTCGAATCCGTCTTCTCACGGCTCATGCCAGAAAGGCAATTCGTTAAGTTCAATCCCGACGGAATCCTTCGCGGGGACACTCAGTCTCGATACGAAGCGTATAAGGTCGCGATCGACTCGGGATTCATGACGGTTGACGAAGTGAGAGAACTAGAGAACCGTCCCCCACTTCCGAAACCTAAGCCGACTCCCATCCCTGTACCGGCACCGGGTCAGCCGAACCCGAACGATCCCGATCAACCACCGAACGGCAAACCACCGGTCAACGGAAACGCACGGCTGATCAAGATTCCAGCCTTGCAAGAAAGGTAGGGCAATGCGAGAGTCTGAGCGCCGGTACACGTTGTGGCCGGTGGAAGCGCGCGTCAAGGACAACGGTAAGAGCATCGGCGGTTACGCTGCCGTGTTCAACAAGCCGTCTCAGAATCTCGGGGGATTCGTTGAGGAAGTCGATCCGGCTTTCTTCAATGACTCTCGCGGGAAGGGTTGGCCGAACGTCGTCGCTCGGTACAACCATGACGACTCGTATCTTCTCGGTACGACGGCCGGTTCTACGCTTCGTCTCAGCGTGGACGGAACCGGCCTTGATTACACGGTCGATCCTCCCTCAGCGCGAGCCGATATCGTGGAACTCGTGACTCGGGGAGACATCCGTCAGAGTTCGTTCGCCTTCGTCACTCACGAAGACGAATGGGGTGTCACCGATCAGAACTTCCCGAAGAGACGGCTTATCTCGGGGAGTCTCGTGGACGTCGCACCGGTGGTCAGCCCGGCTTATCTGGACACGTCGGCCGGACTCCGGTCGCTCGCTGCCAGAGTCGGCGCTGAGGAAGAGGAAGTTCGGTCGCTCGCGAAAGCCGGTGAGCTTCGGAAGTTCTTCGTCCGGACCGACACGCCGAGCACAGCCAAACCGAAGACCTTCGGGCCTGCCGCTGTGGCGCAACTTCTCGCGCGTCGTGACGCACCGTCCGACTAGGTGATATCTTGGACCCGTCCGGCAGGGTAGGCCGACAGCCATTCGGCCGGACGGGTCTCACAAGTCCTCTGGGGTAGACCGCAAGTCATCCCACCGACAGCACGAAGCGCCACGTAGAGCGCCACAACTGAACATCCGGGGTAGGCCGACAGCCATTCCACAGTCAAGATCAAGCCCTTTGATGGGAAGGACCGTCGGCAATGGCCGGAAGTGTTGTGGAAACGCTCCGTGAGCGTCGAAACCGTGTGTGGGAAGAGGCGAAGACCCTTGCCGACACGGCAGCCGAAGAGAACCGGGCGTTCTCGGCTGAGGAACAGGGCAAGTGGGATGCCCTGAACGACGAGATCAACAATCTCGACACGCGCATGAAGTCGGCTCTCGAAACCGAGAAGCGCGCGAAGGACACCGACGAACTGTTCAACTCGATTCGCGGTAAGAAGGAATCTCAGAAGCCCGGTGAGAAGTCGCAGACCGGCGACGACGATCAGGCGGAACTTCGCGCCTTCCTTCGCGGTGAGAAGGGTCGTTACTTCGACGTCAACCCGATGGGTAAGATCGACTATCGTGTTCTCTCGAAGCTGACGGCCGGTGCCGGTGGCAACACCGTTCCCACGTCGTTCTATGAGCGACTGATGGCGCACCTGATCGAGACATCCGCCATTCTTCAGGCGGGCGCAACGATCCTGAACACGAACAGCGGCGAAGCGATTCAGATCCCGAAGACGACTTCGCACAGCACGGCCGGAATCGTCACGGAAGGCGGCACGATCGCCGCTTCCGATCCGGCGTTCGGTCAGCTCACGCTCGGAGCGTACAAGTACGGCACGCTGATTCAGGTCAGCCGGGAACTTCTCGATGACTCCGGCGTCGATCTCGAAGGTTACCTTTCGATGCAAGCCGGTCGGGCTCTCGGGAACGCCTTCGGCGCTCACGCGATGACTGGTACGGGTACCTCTCAGCCTCGCGGAATCGTCACTGACGCGACTCTCGGTGTCACCGGCGCAACCGGCGTGACCGGTGCCCCGAACGCTGACAACCTGATCGATCTCTTCTATTCGGTGATCGCGCCGTACCGTTCGAGCCCGTCAACGAAGTGGATCATGCGTGACTCTTCGGTCGCCACGATCCGGAAGCTGAAGTACACGACCGGCGAGTACGTGTGGCAGCCTGCCCTTACGGCCGGTGCCCCCGACACGATCATGGGTAAGCAGGTCCTCACTGACCCGAACATCGCCGCATCGGCGCTCTCGGCGAAGTCGGTTCTCTTCGGTGACATGTCTCAGTTCTTCGTCAGGTTCGCCGGTGGCGTTCGCTTCGAGCGTTCCGACGACTACGCGTTCAACACCGACCTTGTCACCTTCCGGGCTCTTCTCCGGGCTGACTCGGCTCTCGTGGACCTCACCGGCGCTGTCAAGTACTTCCAGGGCAACGCCGCGTAAGTCCGGACTTCCGACGGGGAGAACGGAGCGCTCCCCGTCGGAAACACTCGTAACTAATCCGAGAGATACGACGGAGAAAGAATCATGACGAAGAAAGTCAGGCTCGCGGTTCAGATGAGCGGAACGCGTGACGGTGTCGCGTGGCCGCCGGTCGGGTCGGTGGTCGAACTTCCCGACGACGAAGCGGACAGCATGATCATGGCCGGTACCGGTCGGGCTGTCGATTCGAGCGACGAATACGAGTCGCCGGTTCAGGTTCCCGAGAACGTCGAAGAGGCTCAGGAGAAGTTCATTCCTGAGACGGCGCGTCACGAACCGGCCGTAGGCGAAGAGAACCTTCCCGAAGAGGACCGTCGGCCGAAGATGGAGAACATCGGGCTCGCTGATGACGGTTCGATCGGGCACGGTCCGGCGAATCCTCCGGAAGCCCTTCAGGCTGTCGCCAGTGACGAACCGGTGAACATGGAAGAGGCAGCGAAGACCGGGCTCACGACTCAGACCGGACCCGTCCGGCGCGTGTCGAAGACGACTCGCACCACACCGGCGAAGACGGCCGACACGAAGACCGGTGCCGGGAGCACTTCCCCGGACAGCAAGACCGGCGACAACAAGTAACGGAGTCCGTTCATGCCGAAGAGTCCAACGGTTGTCGGTTCCGACTTCGCATGGTCGTACGGCACCGTAACGGCGCTGACGGCAGCGACCGGAAGCGCGTCGAACACGATCAACGACGTCACGGCGTCTTTCAGTCAGTCGATCCTGAACAACAACTTCAAGTCGCTCGCGAACAAGATTAACGAGATCATCGCGGTTCTCCAGAACAACGGCACGATTAGCTAGGGGATTCGGTGCCAGTAGTCAACGGGTATTGCTCGGTCGAAGACTTGCGTCAGCATGTCAACGATTCCGAGTTCAATACGCTCGATACCGCATTGATCGAACGGGCGATCAATGCGGCTTCGCGCGCCATTGACAAATACTGCGGATTCCCACTCCGGAAGTTCTGGAAAGACGTCACCGTAACGACTCGTCTCTACACGCCGACGAACCGTGAAACCATATGGATTTCCGATCTCGCTGATCTAACCGATCTCGTCATTGGGACCGGGATCCTTTATGACACGGTTCTTACGTCGGCTGACTACCAACTCGGACCGGCGAACGTCGATCAGTACGGGGGACCGTACGCGTATACGAAGCTCTCGGTGATCGGATCAACGCTGTTCCCCATCGACCGGACCGGCCGACCAACTGTGAGGATCACGGGCTATCACGGTTGGTCGGCCGTTCCTGACGAAGTCACTCAGGCGTGTGTGATCAAGTCAACGTCGCTACTCAAACGGAAAGATGCCGTCTTCGGTGTGGCAGGCTTCGGCGAGTTCGGAACAGCGGTGCGGATTCGTGCCGAAGATCCCGATGTCGCTGATCTTCTCGGACCGTTCAGACGCTACGGGGCGGGAACGACGGGATGACGACAGTCAGAGACGCGCTCATGGCGCTGAGAACGACGCTGACGGGCGTTGAGAAGCTGTCGGTATCCCTGGGGCTAAGCGGGCAGATCAACCCGCCACACGCCGCTATAGGGCTTCCTAGGATCGGAGACTTCCGTCAGGCGTTCGCCGGTGCTCGGATGACGCTCGAACCGACGATTACTCTCCTGACTTCCTCAGCGTTCGATGAAGTCGGAACGTTGACCATGGCTGACTACCTCGCGCCGACGGGACCGAAATCGATCTATGAACGGATTGAGAAGAACCCGACGCTCGGGGGAGTAGTCGAACGGTGTCAGGTCACCGACTTCGATCCGTTGGGACCTGAAGAGTACGGAGCGATCGGGTACTTCGGCGGAACGTTCACTCTTCGAATCATGGCAAGGGGGTAGCCATGGCGAAGATCAAGTCAAAGGCGCAAGCGAAAGCGGCAGCACTCGCGAGAAGTAAGCAATTCGCTAAGAACAACCCCGGCATTGCTGAGCTTCGACGGTTCGCGAAGTCGTTCCCTGACGGTCTGCCGAAGGACCTACGAAAGGAAATGCGTCCACTTCTGAGACAACGTGGGCAGGCTGCCCTTCTCCGTGCGCGTAACAACTCGACATGGTCAACCCGGATCCCCGGCTCTCTCCGTCTCGGTGTCACGTTCTCGAAGAAAACAGCCGGTGTGACGCTGACGTCGAACAGACGCAAAGCGCCACACGGACGCGCGTACGCCGGTCAAGGTCTGAACCGGTTCTTCCGTGCGCCGACCGGTAATCCCCCGGAACCGTGGGTTCGTCACCGAACCCGACCATGGTTCTTCGATGCTGCCGACAAGGAACTAACGAAAGACATTGACCGGGGCATTGGTGAAGTCGTGGATCAAGTCGCCAGAGCACACGGATTCAAGTAAGGAAGTGAACACGAATGCCCCTTAGTGCGTCAGTCCTGATTCAGCTTCAGGCACTACTGACGAACACGAGCGCCGATCTCACGCTTCCCTCAGCGCCGCTGAGTTGGGCGCGTCAATTCAACATCGCGAACGGGACCGGCGCGAATCAGGCTGACCGGATGTACATCGATTCCAACACGCTGGCAGCGTCCGGAACGGCGAACGTCGATCTCGCCGGTTCGCTCACTGACGCGTTCGGCGCTGCCCTGACGTTCGCTCGGATCAAGGCCGTGTTCATCGCTGCCGCTGAGGGAAACACGAACGACGTTCAGGTGACCCGACCGGGAGCGAACGGCGCACCGCTGTTCATGGCTGCCGGTGACGGAATCGTCGTTCGTCCCGGTGGCGCGTTCGCGTGGATCGCTCCCGATGCCGTCGCCGTTCCGGTCACGGCAGGCACCGGCGATCTTCTCACCTTCACGAACTCGGCAGCCGGTTCTTCCGTGACGTACGAAGTCATCATCATCGGCGCGAGCGCGTAAGGAAACGACATGGATAAGAAATGGATGTGTCACCCGAACCTTCCGGGTCAAGAGATCGAAGTTCCTGAGCAGTCCGTGACGCATTACGCGCACTCGGGATGGTTGCTCATGGACGGTCCCCCGGCACGTGGCGATGAACCACCGGTCGCGCGAGCAACGGTTCACGGTGAGCCGTACGACGAAGGCGAACCGGCCGACGCGAAGGCCAATGACCTTCCGACCGGAAACGCTGACGCGAAGTCATCCCCTGATGACGACGACAGCGCCGACGACAGCGAAGACAAGCCGACCGGCAGCACTAAGCGAGTCCGGCGTACTACCTCGAAGGGGGATGACAAGTAATGGCCGCTACTCCGATCGCTGCTGTTAACCGGTACTGGCCGGTCGGCACGACTCGTTGGCTATGGGTTCCGACGATCGCGAACTACACCGTCGCCGTAACTCGCGCCGAGATCAACGCCGGTACCGACCTTTCCGGCGAAGTGGCGGATCTCGACGGTTGGACGGTCACGTCTAACCAGATCGATACGCCCGACGTGAACTCTCGGTTCCGTTCGAAGATTCCCGGTGCTATCGAAGCCGAAGACTCTTCGCTGACTCTGTACGCCGACCCGTCCGGGTCGGACGTTCGTACGCTTCTCCCCCGTGACACGACCGGATACGTAATCCGAATGGACGGCGGAGACGTCGCCGGTCGAAAGATGAGCGTCTTCCCCGTGAAGGTCGCGAGTCAGAACAAGCTCATGGGCGTAGACGAAGAGGCTGGTCGAATCGAGATCGCGTTCACCGTGACGCGTATCCCGGCTGAAGACCTAGTCATTCCGGCCTAATGATGTGGAGTGCGATCACGGCGCTTGACGTCTCGGTCGCACTCTTCATCGGGCTATTCCTACTCACACGAAAAGGATCCCTGACGATCATGGCTGGACTCAAGAAAGAAGACCTCTGGCAGATCACGGCAGATCTGCCCGCTGAGGAAGTCGAGATCTTCGACTCGAACGGAAAGGTAGCGGGCACGATCAAGATGCGTGGTCTGTCCGGTGCCGAACTCACGGCGTATCAGGAATCGCTCACGATCCGGCTCTCTTCGGGTCAAGTGAAGCCGAACACGAAATACGCCATGGCGAAGCTCATCGTGATCTCGGCGATCAACGACGACGGTTCGCCGTACTTCGAGAAGTCGGACACGAAACATCTCGATGACGCACCGGCGCGAATCCTCATGCCGCTGTTCGAGTCAGCTCAGCGTCTCTCCGGTCTCACCGATGAAGACTTCAAGGAAATGACAGAGGGTTTCGAAGAGACCCAGAGCGAAGGCGAAAGTTCCGACTAGCTCTCGCTCTGGGCTGCACAGTGGCGGAACTCGATCGGCGAATGTCAGCGAGAGAGTTCACGGAATGGCGAGCATACGAACACCTAGACGGACCGATAGGCGGGGAACGTCTCGACTATCTCGCGGCGATGCTCGCACAACGGATTACTTCCATGCTGCAAATGGGCGGGAAGCAACCGACGGTGAAGCAATTCATTCCTAAGTGGGATCGAGAGGAGATCAACGAGGATGGCTAGCATCCGTAACCTCATGATCCGACTTGGGATCGAATTCGATGAGCGAGGAACCAACCGGCTTTCTCGTGGACTCGATAACGTCGCTAGTCGAGTCGAGAAGACATCAGGCGCACTCGACAAGATGCGGATTGGTGCCTTCGCTGTCGGTATGGGTGCGGCAGCCGGAAGCGCGTCAGCGTTCGCCGTAGCGCTCGCGCCGGTGGCTGCCTCAGCGGTTGCGTTGCCTGCCGCCTTCGCGATGTCGAAGGCGGCAGCGCTGACGCTGAAGGTCGGCATGACCGGTCTCGGCGAAGCTATGAGTGCCGTCGCTGAGGGAGACGCGAAGGCTCTCAAAGAGAGCATGAAGAACCTGAGCCCTGAAGCTCAGAAGTTCGTACAGTCGTCGGCCGGATTCAAGACGTCTTTCGACCCGATTCGTAAGGGTGTACAGGATCGGCTCTTTGAGAATTTGGGTGCGCAGATTGGCCCGATCTCAAAGAACCTCTTGCCGACGACCGAACGGGGGATGAACAAGCTAGCCGTTTCGTTCAACAAGGGTGCGCTCGAAGCGTCGAAGTTCGGACAGTCTTCGATTGCTAAGGGTGCGCTGAACCAAGTCTTCAAGGCCACAACCGGCACGATGAATCAAGCGAACACCGCGATTCAGCCGGTACTGAAGGCTGTTGCCCGGTTGGTCGTTCTCGGTCTGCCCCTTGCTAAGCAAATGGCTAGTTGGGCGATCAACGGGATCAAGGCCGGTGCCGCCTTCGTCAATTCTGCGAACGGTGCGGCGAAACTACGTGATTGGGTAGAGCGAGCCGGGAACATTCTTCAGCGGCTCATTAACATCGGGAAGAACCTAACCGTCGGACTCGTGAACACATTCGCTCAGGCGAACAATGGTGGTTCCGACTTCCTCGGAACGATCGAACGTCTGACGGCGAAGTTCGCGGCATGGTCGAAGTCGGCAGCCGGTCAAGAACAAGCGGCGAATACGTTCAAGCTTCTCGGTGACGTCGCGCGTCAACTCGCGTCGATCCTGCCGCTTCTCATCGGACCGTTGGGCGCAATCGCCAAACTGATTAGTTCAATGCCCCCTGATGTACAGGGCACCGTGACGACCATGATTGCCTTCGGTGTCGTCGCCGGTGCGCTCGGGGGCAAGCTCGCGACCGTCGCCGGTGTGGGGATCAAGGCAGCGTCAGCGATCGTTCAGTTCGGCGGTGGGTTGGCCCGTGGGTCGGCAGCGCTCGGGAACAATGCCACCATGGCCGCGCGTGCCGGTGCGGCGCTCCGTACGGCAGCCTCAGCGACGCAAGCGGGCATCCTGGCATCTTCCCGCATGGTGACCACGCTCAGCGCTCAGGCGGGCGCGTGGCTTCTCAACACGACGCGCACCGTCGCGAGCACCGTTGCACAGAAGGCGGCAGCCGTAGCGTCTAAGGCCATGGCAGCCGCAACGTGGTTGGTCAACGCTGCGATGCGAGCGAATCCAATCGGTCTCATCATCACGTTGATTACCGGTCTGGTCGCGATCATCGTTGTTGCGTATAAGAAGAACGAGACGTTCCGCAAGATCGTTGATGCCGTGTGGAAGGGAATCCGTACGGCTATCTCGTTCGCGTGGAACAACGTACTGAAGCCAGCGTTCACATGGATTTACAACTTCATCGTTCGGGATCTCGGTCCCAAATTCATGTGGTTCCATAACACAATCGTCCGGCCGGTCATGAACAAGATCGGTGAGATCGTTCGCACTGTCATTGACAAGGTGAAGTCTCACTTCATGTTCATGCACAAACTCATCACGCAAACAATCCCGAATGCGTTCAAGACCGGCGTTGCCGCGATCGGTCGCTTTTGGGACAAGGTTAAGGAAATCGCGAAGGCTCCAATTCGGTTCGTGATCAATACCGTGTATAACAACGGTATCGCGAAGATCTGGAATTGGATTGCCGACAAGACCGGACTCGGACGGATCCCGACGATTCAGGGCTTCGCTCGTGGTGGTGTTCTTCCCGGATACTCCCGGAAGGATAACCAACTGATCATGGCTCGCTCGGGTGAAGGCATCCTAGTTCCCGAAGCTGTGAAGGCTCTCGGTGCCGGGTTCATCCATCAAACGAACGCTGCCGCTCGAAGCGGTGGCGCGAAGAACGTAGCGAAGACGCTCGGGATTGCCGGGGATCCCGGTGGACTGAACATCCCCGGATTCCAGGAAGGCGGGATCGTCGGTTGGGTGAAGGGCTTCTTTGCGAAGGCGAAGAATTTCTTCCTCGAAGGACTCGTCAAGGCGATCAAGGGTGTCACTGATCCGCTTCTCGCTCTCTCGCGTAACACGATCGCGAAGAACGGATTCGGCTCGCTGATTCACGGTGCGGTTCAGAAGATCGTGACGAACGTCATCGACAAACTGAAGTCGTATGAAACCGAAGTCGGTGGTGGTGGCGGAATGGGTGCCGTCAAGGCTGCCCGTTCACAAATCGGTGTGCCGTACTCATGGGGCGGTGGCGGTCCCGGTGGACCGTCGTACGGTATCGGTCGCGGTGCGGGCACTCGTGGCTTCGACTGTTCCGGTCTAACCGAGTACGCGTGGCATAAGGCCACCGGGAAGAGCATCGGCGGAACCACGTACGAACAGATTCGACGCATGAAGCGGATCAGTGGTCCCCGTCCCGGTGCCGTCGGGCAACCGCATCCCGGACACACGTACCTCGCTACGGAGAAGGGTGGACTCATCGAAGCCCCGTACACCGGCGCGCGTGTACGGGAAGTCGGAATGAGGCACACACCAACGTGGCTTTGGCCTGCCTTCTCGTTCGACAACGGGGGAGTACTCGAACCCGGAATGGTCGGCGTGAACCACACGCGCGAGCCCGAAGCCGTGTTCAACGCTTCGCAATGGAAGCGATTCGAAGGCGGGGCACGCGAAGAGATTCATATCCATAACCACATCGGAAAGGCTCTCGGAACAGAACGCGACTTCGAAGACGCGACTTACCGAGCACTCGTGAATTACAAGCGGCGAAACAGAGGGACTAAGATCTAATGCCTAACAACCTGACTAACACGGCCGAAGATCTCGCGCTCACGTGGTTGTGCGGAACGGGAACCGCAACACGGCCGACGGCACCGATCATGGTTGCGCTCGTGACCGTCATCGGTTCGGACTCGGCAGCCGGTACCGAAGTCGTCGGCGGATCGTACTCCCGGAAGAACGCCAATCTCGGAACCGCTTCCGGTGGCGCTCAGACGAACACGGCTGAGATCCGGTTTACGAACATGCCCGCTGTGACGGTCGTCGGCGTAGACCTGTACGACAGTGCCGGGGGACCGGTCCGGCTTTGGTGGGGACCACTCGCCGCGAACAAGGTAGTCAACGCCGGTGATGACTTCGTCATCGCTGCCGGTGATCTCGACTTGTCGCTGAACTAGAAACGGATTCCCTGACACATGGCAGTCATCGAAGACTTCGAAGATACAACGTACAACGTGACGTTTGGTTCGTCCACGTGGGTACGTTCTTCGACGCGCGCTCATGGCGGTTCGTGGTCATGGAAGAGCAACAACACGGCGAACAGCACGACATCGAACAGCAATATTAACGTTCCGGTCGGCGCGACGTCGCTCACGTTCTGGTATTACGTCTCGACTGAATCCGGCTTCGACTTCTTTCGATTCTTCATTGACGGTGTTCAGCAATTCGAAGCATCCGGCGAAGTAGGTTGGACGCAAGCCGGACCGTACGACATGACCGGCGTGTCATCTATCCGATTCCGTTATGCGAAGGATGCGTCAGAGAACGCCGGTGACAACGCCTGTTATGTCGATGACATTGAGTTCGCAACCGGTGCCCCTGAAGTAACCGGTGCCGTCTCCCTCAGCGCTGACGCTGACGTCGCTTCGATTCCATCCATGGTCGAAGTGAAGGCTGCCGTCGATCTCACCGCTGAGGGAGTGATGACGACAGCGTACGAAGTCCCGAAGGTCTTCGGCGAAGTCTCCCTAAGCGCTGAGGGATCCATGACCGACGTCCCCGCGAAGGTGGACGTTAAGGGAGTGCTCGCGCTCAGCGTCGAATCGTCGTTCGGTGCCGATGCGTTCATTCAAGCACCACCGATCATCGATCCCCCGACCTTCCCGTACAACTCGGTAGAAATCCAATTCGTTGACGGAGTGTGGACCGATGTCACTCCGTACTTCCGTGGCGCGACCGTACACCGGGGTTCCTCGAAGGTTGATTCTCCGGTACTCCGGTACGAAGCCGGTACGGCTGAAATTGCACTCGACAACAGAGATCGTCGTTTCGACCCGACGAACCTCAGTGGACCGTACGTTGAGAACTTCGCGACTGATACAGGCGACCAGGAATTCACGTCTAGCCAAACATTCACGTTTGGCCATGCGGTTTCGATCGCGGTCAAAAGTGCAGCCGGACAAAACGCGAGCATCATCAATGTCACGTCGAAGGCTTCCGGTACAACGTCTTCGTACTCGTGTGACAAACCGTCGGGGACAGTAAGCGGAAAGCGCATGATCGCTGTCGCGTCGTGTGACGTCGGCAGCGACACGAACCTAACCATTTCTGGTGGTACTTCGTGGGGAACCCCGATCCTCTCGGAGTCGTCGGGAGACGGCACGATTCAGACGCGCGTGTGGTCGAAGATTGCCGGTGGTTCAGAACCGAGTACGTACACGATGGGTCAAGCGTCCGGCGCTGACGGCATTTGCGCAATCGCCGTTCTCGACGGTGCCGACACGAGTACAGCCCCGATCGCGGTCATGGTTGACCAACCTGAACGGAAACTGTTCGTCGCTCCCGGTGTATCGCTGTTCGGTACGAACGATCTCGACATGCGTTGGTGCGCCGGTAACGGTGCCGGGACATCCGGTGTTCAGTGGCAGTCCCCGACGTCGGAAGGGTTCACCGAGTACGCCGACAAGCAATCTCAGTCGTACACGTCCGGTGTACTCGCCGCACGACCCTTGACAGACTTCGGCGGTATCGGTACCGAGACACGCGTAATCCCCATGCGTCCCGTACGGATCCGTTCGCTGTGGACGTTCGAAGAGCCAACGACGAACCTAATCGAGAACCCTTCGTTCGAAGACAGCACGCTTCATTGGTCAGCGATCACGTCTGACACGGTGATCGCACGTACCGATTCGTTCTCGTACTCCGGTGGTCAAGCCCTACGCGTCAGCCGGAACACGACGAACTCACCGTTCCATCTGTACGGGCCTGTACTGGCTTCAGCGGGCATCGCATCGGGGACTAGTGCCGGACAGACGGTGACGCTCTCGGCGTACGTGTACATCCCCTCAGCGAGCTTCCCGAAGGTATCGAGTATCAACTTCGGGATTGGTGGTACGGCGAACGGCTTCGTCAACATGCCCCCGGCTGCCGACGGTTGGTACCGGCTTCAGCGTACGGTCGTGCTGTCCGGCGCTGCCACGGACGTACAAATTCAGTTCTGGACTGACGACACTCACGGAGACGGGCAAGTCGTCGCGTACGTCGATGCTGTACAGCTAGAGATTCAGCCATTGGCAACCGAGTACGTAGACGGTTCGAAGCCGGGTTGTTCGTGGTTCAGTACGGCGAACGACTCGAAGAGTACACGTCCGGCTTCGTTCACCTTCGACGTGTTTAACGGCTTCATCGATGATTGGAAAATCGATTGGGAAGCTGATTACGAGAGCGAAGTCACGATCGAGTGTTCAGACGGATTCGTCGTGCTGGCCGATCATGACAGAGTCGCGCTCGGTGCGCCGGTCGGTGCGAACGAACTCACCGGTGCTCGCGTGAACCGTATTCTCGATTCCGTCGATTG